GGCATGGACAATCTCACCAATCGAATCCCAGATGACCTTGGCAAGAAAGGTGGAAGCCTTGAACGCATCGTCACCAAACGGGTGCATATTACCTTTCTCTTTCTGCTCCACGATGTAGTCCATCACAAAGTCAGAGAAGGAATACTGCCTACCCCCGTAGGGCAACACCATGCAGGGACGCTTGGTACACCCACGCTTGACACCAAACTCAAGCCACTGACTAGCCAACGGGTCATCCATCGTCTTCAGCTTTTCGGTTACCCGGTCAGCCACCTTCTGATAGATGTCCTGCGGTTCGTCATTGGGGATAAGGTTGACTTCCTTGCCTGTGGTAGATGACCGAAGCATGGCGGCAAAGTGTTGCAGTCCATTGCACGAACCATCGGCAGACACAGGAAGGTGAGAGACAAACCCTGCACCCTGCTCAACCCAGCCAGCCCACTCAAAGCAGAAGGCAAGGAACTGGAACGGTGAGTCAGCTTCCTTCGCCCACCACAGGTCACCCAATGGGTCAGATGCACAAGACAGGATTTGCTCCTGATTTTTTTGCACCCAATCAATCCGGTCTTGCAGGGATACCTTGTCAAACCCGAAGCAGTTAGCCCCGTGGATGGCAAGGTGGCAAGCCCCACCCTCGTCTATTTCTTTACCTTCGGCAAAGACCAAGAGCGACTTGGCAAAGTCAGTGCCCTGTGGGTTGAGGTAGTTGGGGACACAGTACGCCCGGCCACGGAAGTCAAGCTGGTAGACCATGTACAGATTCGGTTCGTCCTTGAACTTGTCTGCGATTTCGATGGTCTTCCGCAACAGCAGACGCTTGGAGTCCAGCCTGTTGTTCTCCGTGTGGATGATGACCGCTTCCCGTTTCCACGCTGTCCGTGCATCCCTGTTGGTGGCAATGTCCTGTGGCTTTGCCGGGATAGGATAGTTCTCTGACGGTGGCAGGGTAGGCAAGTCGATGCCCGTGTTCCACACCTCACGAAGCACATCCAAGATGCTGGTGTTCACCTTGAAGGCTGTCCTCTGCATGGCGTTCACTGCACCGTAGACTTGAGGCATATCAAAGTGTTTCAGTTCCGACAGATAGTTGTGATTATCCGTCTTCACCATAGTCAGCGGCCTGATGTGGTGCGAGTGATACCCACCATCGTAAGGGCTAATCCAATCACGGGGTGGGACAACACAAGGATAGAAGTCAGGCTTGAGGATTTCCTTGAAGGCGTTCAAGTCCTTGATGGCTTCCATCGTTGTATCGGTGGGGAGCAAGAGCCTACGCTTCTTGCCCTCTGCGGTGATAATCTTGTGGGAAACAAGCCCGGTGTGCCGGATGGTCAAGTCCAGCAGGGCTGTGCCTACCAGCAGACGTTCACGCTGTGTCCATGACTGCCACTCAAGGCCATCACGCCGTGCAGATTCAATGAGCTTCCTGCGTTTGTATGAGTAGGACGAGGAGCGAGACTCAAGGTCTTTCATCACCACCTTCATCAGCCGTGGGTTGTTCTCCTCAAAGGCACGGATGCGAAGCTCGTCCTCAATCGCCATGCCCAGCGCAACAGCAGTCGAGGTGAAGGCACGTTGCCGGGTAATCTGATTCAGCACCACCTTCAGGGTAATGACTGCGATGACCGATGGCTCAAGAGACTGAACAAGAACAGCCCCCGTTGCCGCACGGCCAGCCTTGCCATGAAGACTAGACTCAACGTACCCAGCGATGGATGTCTCAAGGCTCTCAAGCGTAGCCCGGAGAAGGTGCTGTCCGTAGTCTGTGGTGGACTCTTGCTGACGTTCAGCTTTCTTAAAGTTGTTTTTGTGATAGCGAGACAGTCCGTGTTCACGCATCTCACGCTCAAGCATAACTTGTTTGTCACTCGACATTTACAATACACTCCTATGTGTGACACCCACATCGACAACATATGCCGAAGTGGATGATGGCTATTGTCCAAGCCAGTTTGGTTTAGGTAGTCATGTATGCCGTAGTGGATATATAGAACTTATAGAATCAGTTACTAGGTAACTGCCTGTAAGTCCTGTATCCACAACGACATGAGTGTCACAATGTCACCATTATGCCACAAGTTTTGTCACCTTGTTGCTAGGCTCTAGTACCTTCACTGCGTCTTCCAAGTTTGTAGGACACAAGTGAGAATATTTGAGGGTCATCTGTATATCAGAGTGCCCCAACCATTCTTTCACAACAAGCAATGGGATGCCCCTCTGCACAAGACGAGAGGCACAGGTATGGCGAAGACAGTGTGGCACAAATTCCTTATCATGCCCCATGCCCATCGCACGTTTCACCTTGTTCCAAGAGTATTGCACCTTATCAGGTGTCATTGACAGGTCACCATTACGCCGAACAAAGATTTCTTTTGCCCGTGTTGTGAGTACAACAGTGCGAGGTTTCCCACTCTTGGTTTTCCATACGGTCAATCGGCTACCATTGAGGTCACCAATTTGGATGTTACGAAGTTCACCGACTCGCATCCCGGTATCAATCAGGAACATGAACGTGTCGAGTTCATCGAACATCTGCATCTGACGAAACATACTCCACAGTGAACGCTCTTCTTCTTCGGTAACAAACCTGATGCGGCCTTTACCCTCGTTAAGCCATTCGATGTTGAGCTTTGTTTTTCGCCACCCACGTTTGAAACCGAAGTTGCAAGCCTTGGATAGCACCGACAGCTTCTTGTTGATTGTGCAGTTACTGTTGCCTTTGCGCTTGAAGAAAGCGATAAGGTCATCAACAAGATTATCGTCAATGTTGTGAGCGAGACAATTTTTACCAACCACATCGACAATCTCTTGTGATGTACGGATGGCAGTCATGCCCCAATTTGTTTCAGACCAGTACCGATTGGCTGTCCTGTCGAACAGTTCAGCAACGGTCATGGCCTGTGGCATAGCACACTCTGGGTCAGGCAGAGGCAAGCCCTTGTGAATGGCATCCTCAACCCGAACAAGCATGGCATCAGCCTGTTCTTCTGTTGGGTAGTTGTGACGGAAGGTGATGCCACGTTTGCGAACATCAACTTGCCACGAGCTACCCCGTTTGCGTACTGGCATATCAGTCTCCTATCAAATCAGACAAAGACTTGGCGAAGCGTGTGCCCTTGGCAGTCAGCCTCACCAGCTTACGTCTGCGTTCCGTTGGGTCTTCATAAGCTTCAAGAAGCTCTTGACCCTTCTTGTGGTGGCGTGACCAGCTACCCAGCCATGCCACGTTGCGGCTCACACTGG